ATTGAGTAAATTCATGAAGCTCTTCTGGTTTGACATCCGATATACTCCTTTCATCGACCACACCATCGGCAATGTGACCATCCTTGATTAACTTTCGTAACCATGATGCGGCGTAGGGATCAATCTCGTTGTAGTATGCGCTCATTGTTTACCCCCAATCTTTTCTGTCGCCACGAGACTCTGCTTCATCCCAACCAAAATCGTAGGCTTGTCGTTCCTCATCTGTCAACGTGTAAACGCAGGGAGAACTATGTGTAGCACCCTCAAAATAATGAGGGTTGTAAGGTCTACCATAATAAAAATCGGCTCCGCCTCGGTCAAAGGGTCCACCGTGTCTTCTATAATCATCCATTTTTTTTCCTCGAAATGTCTAAAATAACTTTAATGGTTTTCTTGTAAGGTTTATCTGGATTAACGTCAGAAATGAATTGACGTTCAGCTTCAGCCATAGCCTCAAAATAATCTAATTGACTATTTTCGGGTACAGATATTTTATATGTTCGGGTCACTTTACCTTCGCAAATAAAATTATATGTCGGGAATTTTTTCATTCCTAAAAATCCTCATAACAACAAAAATAATAATAAAAAGAAAATCTCAAAAAAAGATTAGCGGAATTAGCAGAATTAGCAGACCCCCTTGCTAAATCTTTTTAAAAAATTAACTTTCATTAAAACAAAAAATCCCAGCGCGATTGGAAAAAATGTCAATCAAAACATCTACTGGAATCTTGTTGTTCTCAAAAGACATTTCAAAAATATCTTCCTCGTCAGATAACATAGATATATCTGTATGGAAAAAATCGAAATCTGAAATAATGTTTTTCATAATATGTATTCCTTTTTTATTAGAGTTTGTAATTTAACTTACTTTATAATATTTGTCAAATCCTTTTCGTAATTTTTTTTACTTGATTTCTGGTGGTATATAGAATAATCTTCGTTAATCTAGAAAAAGGAGATTTTATCATGTTAAAAGAACGGTCTATGTTATACTTAGGTTATGGTATGAACATGAATGTTGACTCTATGGCCTCTCGATGTCCCGCTGCTGTAAGCCTAGGGGGTTTTTATCTACCTAATTACAGGCTGGTTTTTCGGGGCGTTGCTGATGTCGTAGAGGATAAAGATAGTTATGTACCAGTAGCGTTGTGGCTTATAACAAAAAAATGCTTGAAATCCTTAGATCAACTCGAAGGATATCCAAGCCTTTATAATAGAAAAATTATCAATGGACGGTGGTGGATGTATTATATGAATGATAAAAGTTTTTTAGCACCGCCATCAGAACATTATTACAAAACTATTGAAAACGGTTATGATGCTTTTGATCTAGACTCCAGATCTATTCGGGTCGCAAAAAAAGAAGCGATAAACTCAATTATCGCCGCTTAAATAAAAGGATTAGCAGAATTAAAAGTGTAAAATGAATTTACCAAATAAAAAATACAATATTATTTATGCAGACCCGCCTTGGTTTTTTAAAACAAGATCTAAAAAAGGCGAAAAGAAATCAGCAGATAATCATTATTCCTGCATGAATATAAATGACATTTACAATCTTCCTGTAAAAAATATTGCAGAAGATAACAGTTTTTTATTTTTATGGGTGACTTATCCACTATTAGTTGAGGGAGTTGAGACAATTAAGAGATGGGGATTTACTTATAAAACTTGTGCATTTTCTTGGGTCAAAAAGAATAAGGTTGCCGATAGTTTATTTTGGGGGTTAGGTTACTGGACTAGAGCCAACAATGAAATTTGTTTGCTCGGAACAAAAGGAACGCCTAAACGTGTAAGTAAATCAGTACACCAAGTTGTTGTAGATAGAATAAAAGAACACAGCAAAAAGCCCGATTGTGTTAGGGATCGTATCGTACAGCTTTGTGGAGATCTCCCTCGAATAGAGTTGTTTGCCCGACAAAAAACAAAAGGTTGGGATTATTGGGGGGACGAAGTAGATGCAAAAAATTTATCCCGATAATATCCACGGGATGAGAATAGCCGCCGCTTTAGAAAGCCGTATTCGTATGGCAGAACATTATAATGGAAATCGAATCCAAGACATGAAAGAAGTAGAAGAAATATTAGAATTCTTACAAAAATTTAAAAAAAATCAAAAACTGGACGGCTCAAACGTCCTAACACAAAAGCCCTTGGAACGTTGGCGTAATAGAGTAAATTCTGTGAAAAAAAAATAAAATTGACTTTTTAACGTAAATGTTTAATCCTAAAAAAACATTATTATTTAAAGTAATACCTGCTCGGTATTGCCTCAAACTAACCCCCCGATAATTCGGGGGGCTTTTTTTACTAACCTTTAAAATTTTTCTTGGTTTCTAACTGACCATCTTCGTCATACTCTTCCCAAAGATTTCGTTCTCCGTCTTTGTAATTTTCTTTAGATCCTAAATGCAAAATGATCATTCTTCCAATAGAATTCCCAAAAACCGTCTTGTTTTCCGTCTTTCCAATTTGCTTTGGATTTTAACTGACCATTACCCCAATAGGATTCCCAAAGACCGTCTTTTTCTCCGTCTTTGTAATTTCCTTTGGACCATAACTGACCATTTTTATGATACTCTTCCCAAAGACCGTCTTCTTTATCGTCTTTGTAGTTTCCTCTCATCCATAACTGACCATTTTCATAATACCATTCCCAAAGACCTTCTCTTATTCCGTCTTTGTAATTTCCTTTGTCCCATAACTGACCATTTTCGTCATAGCCTTTCCAAAGGCCGTTCCGCTTTTCCTTAATTGCGTTTGCCATTTATTATATCCTTCTAAAGCCGCCTTTAAATCGTCGATCTGGCTTAAAACCCATTTTTTTTGCAGCTCTTAATATTAAAGAATCTATTTCCTCGTTTTTTAAAGAACCAATAACTTTATGCAACCACACTTCTGATTTGAGGACGGGATGCCAACATACCAAAACTCCACCCTTTTTTGAGGTAGAACAGCCGAATAGCCAACCCGTGTTTTTTTGCTCAGAAATAGTTTTCATTTCCTTACTCCCCTTTTTATGCCGCTTGTTGGTAAAGTTGTTTAGTATGTATACAATATTTTTTGGTAGAGCTTATAACCTCAACGTCAGATAAAATTATTTTAATATCTTCCTCGGTTAATTTATTATCCCATTTTTCTTGTAAATAATCACTTTCACAAAGAATTTGCTCTCCGATAATATAAGCTAACATATTAACTACTTTCTCTGGTTCGCTAAGATCTGTTGTAACTTCTCCAAAATTATCCTGCTCATATTCTTTTATAACTTCCATTGCTTCAAAAACATATTCACCAAGAAAATTCTTGGCTTCATATCTTCCAATAATAAAATAATACGTGTTAAATAATTCGTTGTGTAAATCACAACCGTAAACGTTTACACCGTTACCACCTAAAACACCTGTTTCATCACTTAACCTGTCTTTAATGCTATTTAAGACACCTTGAAAAATATCTGGCATTTTTTCAACCTCCCGTTGCGCCGATGTAAATCTCTAAGGCTTCTTCGAGAGGTAACTCATTTAAAATTACCGCTTCTGGATATCGCCTCTTGATCTGTTGAGTCTTCATCCTCACAACTTTTGGGGTGTCGTTTAAGGGATGATAACGACTTTCTCTCAAACCGTCCTTCGTAGTAAAAAGATAAGCCCTCTTCAAATGCCTCTTCAAATCTCTGATAGTCAAATACTTGCCTACTTGATCCGCGCACCAGTACTCAAACTTCTGATCAAAACCTTCAGGACACCAATCGTACTTGCCAACATCAGTCTTAGGTAAGGATGCGAAGTACTCCTCTATCTCTTGGAATTTCTCGCGCCATGCACCTTTGACCTTGATCAATGGTGACTTGTCATGGTGGTTCACACGGTCAGATCCACCGTGCCCATCGTTGCCGACATCAGCAAATGGTTTGCCGTCCAGATATACGACTGCCGTGTAGCAGTATGTTTCTTCACTACCAGATGCAAAGTATTTAATTGCTTTCATTTCTAGATTCATTTGTTTATATCCCTTTTAATTTCTAGATTATTCCATATGTAGCCATACTATTCTGCAAATTCCTATATGTCAAGCTCTGCTTTCAATACATAAAAATTACTGGCTGCGTAGGTCGGAAATTGTTAAAACAACATTTTAAAATATGCTTTAAAATTGCAATTTCAAATTAAAATTTAAAACCTTTAAAATTCTAAGTTGTTGATTTTATTGAATAATCGATTTTAATTTTAACCGTTTCAAAAAGTTGGTTTTGAAATGAAAAACGTAATAAAATCAAAGGATTACAATTTTAAAAAGGCTACCCCCTTTACAAGGGGGAATATATATTAAATTCCCTCTTGTATAATAAAACAGCGCAAAATTAAAATAAATTTGCACCATAACGCTTGACCTCAAAATTTATTCACGATATGGGAAGATATGAAAAAATATGGTTGCAGTAGCTCGGAGTAATCAATGCCAAAAATAAAACCAGAAGGATTTGACAAAGATAAAAACCCAGCAAAATTCGGTAGAAAAATTACACCACAACAACAACGTTTCATAAATAACTATTTACACAAAGACATGACTCAGACCGCATCAGCTAGAGAGGCAGGTTATAAAAACCCTAACGTGTCAGCCGTCCAATTACTTAACCACCCTTTCATAAGAGAACGCATTGAAGAACAAAGACAGGAACTGGAAACTAAGTACGGAGTAACCATAACGAAATCTGTGCGCGATATGCAGAGACTTAGAGATGAAGCTTGGGCGGCAGGTCGATACTCAGACGCTATTCGAGCCGAAGAATTAAGATTAAAAGCAACAGGATTGCTTGTAGCAAAATCACACGTTGTACATGAAAACGTAGATGGAATGAATCGGGATGATATCGTAAAAAAATTACAGGAATATATGGAACGTGCTAAAGATAGGATGGTTGATGTAACACCAACAGAAAATCCCACAAAATCAGCACAAGTTCCTATAACTGACTGTAGCAAAGAAAAGAAAAATGTCGGGGATAACTAGGGGAGGGGGGGCTATCCCCCCACCCTCCTCTGGCGGTTCTCCTCCCTCTGGAGGGGGTGTTTCTCGCTTTTATGACCACAGACACACAAAAACTTGTTCGGGCTATCAGTGAGCCTCTCCTTGGCTCTACGGGCTTTCGGGCTTTTCGGGCTTTTCGGGCTTAAATTAAGATTTATTCGGGCTTTTCGGGGTCGATCTTCGGGCTTCGGGGCTTCGGGCCTTCGGGCTTCGGGGTCTAATACTAATACTAATACTAGACCCCTTTATTGATTTACTCCAAATATTTCTTGATCCAATTATTAAGAGTCTGATAGTTCTTGAACCCTAACAGCTTTGAGGCTTGAACCTTGTTATTTTTTGAAGCTTTGAGGGCTTCCCTAATTCTAGCTCGAATTAGGGTTGCGATTTCCTTTTCTAAAGGGATCAATACATCACTCCTTCTATCTCTTTACAGTTTGAAAGTATAGCGAACTTTTTAAAGTCATCATCATTAGCACAGCCCCCATTTTCATTAAACCATTCACCTGACCATGATAGACCAAAAGAGCCGTTGCGTGTAGACCCGTCAAGCAAGTCTTTTGTTTCAGTATCAACTGACATATCTGCTATTGAAAAATGACAGTAGTCAGTCAGTACAGAATAAGGCTCTTCATAATCATTTATTTTAAAAAGTTTTGCGTCAGTGTAACCCCCTCGAACGTCAGCGCCACCGTGAATTTGAAGCAATACATAATCCTCGTCATCAGGATTTTTTAAGAATTGACCTTGCAGAACCTGAGAAAAATTATTGTCCCAGTTATAGGTGTTGAATCCAAGGCCGTCAGCTTCAAACCCCATATCATCAAGTAAATCTGACCCTTCAGAATCAGTCCCGCAATATTGACCGTTCCAGTTGTTAACTTCTATTGCGTTAAACCTATGGCAGAACTTATCAAGTTCTAAAATCCCGCTTGTAAGTTTATGAAATAGAGAAACTGTGACTTCTGGCCATGAGTCTCCAACGTCATAAAATTTTATTGTTGCGGGTGCAGTATTTTTGAAATAGTCAATATTACACCCTTGATTACGTTGCCAATTACGACCACCAGCACCCCCGCTATCTAATATGTGGGTGCCAGTATTTTCGGTTAACATTGCAACTATTGTTTCTTCTAAATTTTTCATTGTTTTTTTCCAATTCTAAATTAACAATATAAAAAAAGTATAAAGATATTTATACATAATGCAAGCTTTTTATATAAGAATTTTTATATCTAGTCGGGTTGCTGCGGTCTTATTTATTGGTCAGGGTTCGGGGTTCGGGGCTTTATAGTTCGGGTTCGGGGTTCGGGGCTTTATAGTTCGGGTTCGGGGTTCGGGGTTCCCTTTTATAGTGATAACAAAAACTATTATTACTATATATAAAACTTTTTAATCTGCAGCCGATTTTTGAGCCGAAAGAAAAAGGCCTCTTTAAAGGCCTTAATCATTATTTATGTTCTATTAGGGTTAAATTAAACCCATTACTGCTCCCCCCCATGATTCATTGCTAATGTTCGGCTAGACAATCTTACTTTTCCATTAGTTAAGTTTTTGTCAACGCCGCCATCAATAACGTTTACTATAACGTTTTTTTCTTTTAATAACTTGAGCAGCTTTGATGCGTCACAATCTTCTTCTAAATATACAGTGCCAGTCGCCAAGTCATAATAGGAAAATTCCGAAAATTCTTTAAGACTAATTCCAAAACCCCTAATATCATAGCTGGAAATTTTAATGTAGCCATGGCTTATTGTGTCGATATGGGGAATTGAGATTGGTGTATGTGAAAACATATTCATTTAAAATTGCTCCTTTAAAATTTTTTTTACTTTCGCATTGTCTTTTGCTTGCAATGCGTTTCTTAAATCGTCATTTTCTAAAGCAATGTCTGGATCAATGGTGTATCTACTACATAAACATAAAAATTCATTTTGAGTCATTTTATATATCTTTTTCATTTTCTTATATTAAAGCAGCTATCAATAAAGAAGCCACATAAATTGAAGCCATAACCATTAGAGTCCAAGCCAATTTATTCCAAAAAACTTTTTTGGCTTCTTCTTTAGCATAGTATGCATGGATATGTTTGAATCTTTCTGCCTTAGATTCTTTTAACATTTTTTCCCATTCGGTTAATTGTTCTACCATTGTTTTTCTCCAATTCTTAATTAACAATATAAAAAAAGTATAAAGATATTTATACATAGTACAAGCTTTTTATATAAGAATTTTTATATTTATCCAGCACCTGTGTTTAATTATCTTTTTCCTAGGTACCCTAAGCAATCTAAACAAATGTTCGGATTCGGGTATCTATTAAAGCAATACCCCCTATTTTCAAGCAATGACGGACAGCAACTTATACTCTGTTTCCCACGAACAATCGCGGGTCCCTTGACAAATGCACCATAACTTCCTATAATGCACCATAAGTTATAATTAGTTATTTTATGGGGGTTTTTAGTTTTATGGCTACATACAGGATAAATTACGGTGAAGTTAGGGAGTTTGAGTGTCAGTCACCATCCGAGGTTGTTCCTGAGTTGCAGCGTTATCACATGACGGGTAGTTGTGATGATGAGCGTTTATTTATGCGCAGGGTTGCATCTGAGATGTGTGAATGGAACGGGAAGAATTATTATTTTAACAGCCGGGAGGATTTTGCGGATAGTATGATTAGGAATGGTTTATTGGAATATGTTGATTAACAAGAAAGTATTTGTTAGAGTTAGCCTTATATAATTTTGCAGGAGGTTAATTATGAGTAGTGGCATAGCTGTTAAGACGGGATTTTCTTCTCCTGCTATGATGGGTGGTATGCGTCCTATGGCGGGTATGGTTTCTCCTTATGGTATGCCGTTTCCTTCTGGTCCTCCTCCTGTTTCTCCTCCTGTTTCTCAGCAATTTCCTTCACCTATGAGTGTTCCTATGAATGCTTCGCGGGGCAATGTTGCTATTCAGGACAGGTCTAATGCTCCTCGTCGTCGCAGGTTTGGGGATAGTTTGGAGCGTATGTTATCCAGCACTGCGATGAGTCGTGGTGGTATGGGTAGTTTTCGTTCATCGGTTTCACGTTCTATGGTTCCACGTTTTATGATGGGTGGTGGTTTAGCATCACCTATGGTTTCTGCGGATGATATGTCTAGTATGGATGTATTTACTGGTCAGATTCCTAATAATTATTCACCTATTCAGTATTATCAGGGTGCTGGTGAGGTTATGCCGGCAAATCGTGAGGATATTGGTTATGAGGCTGGTGGTGCTGGTTTTTCTGTTGTTACGGGTGGTCACAGAGGCTGGGGTGGACCAGAAGCGGGTTATGTTTCTCATGTAGTTTACACTGATGTTGATGGTAATCAGAGTAAATTGGCGACAATATCTGGTTATAAAGATAGCACTTACAGGAACAGGCATAATGCTCAGAGTTTAGCTAATCAATTAAATACTGCGGCATATTCTGGTTCTGGTTTGGGTATTGAGGCTGAGTCTGGTCGTGGTATGGGTGCTGGTTTATTAGGTATGGGTGATAGGCAGAGTTATTTGACGTTATCTGACGGGACCAGGATTGGCACGAGGCAGGGTAGTGGTTCGTCTGGTGAGCTTGAGAATTTGAATACTTGGGCTAGTGCGGCGATGGAATTGAATCAGGATATATATGGTGATGGTACTGTTGGCATTGATGATGGTACTGATGATGGTACTGATGACGGCACGGATGGAAGCACTGGAGGCACAGGAGTTACTGGCACTGGTGATTATAGTAATGTTGTTACTGGCGGTGGTGATGCTACGAACATGATTGACACGAATATTGGCACTAGCACGGATGTTGGTGGTGATATGAATACGATGATTGGTAATTATGGTATTTCGAGCAATCCTGCGGAGACTGCATTATTTGGTCCTAATGTTAGCGATGATTTATCTGTTGATTCTCAGTATACAGTTATTGCTGATCCTAATTCAGTTAGTGGTTACAGTTATGGTACAACTGGCGGTGATACTATGACGGGTATATCTAACATTGGTGCGATTACGTTACCTGCTGATCCTATTGAGTTAGATATTTTTAATTATCTTAGTGGTCCTGCTTATGGCACGTTGGGTCAGGATGTTAGTGGTTATTTTCTGGGTGGTTTTGTTAAGGACGATGATGACGAAGATTACACGCCTACGAGTGATGAGTTACAAGCTGCGATTACTGCTGGAGGTGGAACAGACAAAACTTCTGATACAAGCAAAGTTGATTTTACTAAAACTGCATCTGGCAAAGATTTTACAACGTCTGCTGAATCTGACACTGATGATTTATTTGGTGGCACTAAGTACATTATAAACGACACGGGTAGGATGATAGACAATATCAGCCTGCAGAAGTACACCGATTTGTTAGGTAATGCGTATGACGATTCAAGGTTAGTGGAGCCTGGTAATGTTGCTATTAACTACAAAGGTAATGTAGATATTAATAAAGCCGATTCACTTCCTTCTTATTTACCTCCAAACGCTCCTGGGTTTGATCAAGTCCCAACTAATCCTACTACATTTCAGTATGGATCAGGAGAAGTTAATATTCCAAAATATAGTATGCCGTACCTCCCGACTATAGCAGACTGGCCTCAGTTTTTCAATACTCCCCCAGACCCTTTTAATAAGGATCTTGAAGTTTTTAATGAGGCACAGCGTACACCTTATTCTCTTGCGCTATCTCCTTATCCCAAGGAAGAAGTGATAGGTCTTACTAGAGTAGCCTTGGGGGAGCATGAGAGTCCCGACCAACGTAGATCTAAGGCTGGATTAGATTCCGTATTTTCACAAGATCCGATAGTGTCCACTGGTTCTCAGCCCAGTACAACCAAATTTGTATTTGGGGATGGATCTAAATACGAAGGAGAAATTAAGGATAATAAATTTCATGGGCAGGGTACCTATACTTTTGCCGATGGGACCAAACAGGTGGGAATCTGGAAGGATGGATATTTTCAGGAAGGGGATTCATTTGGTGAGTTATTCCCTGGCTCTAGGATTTTTGGCTCCCTGGATCAAGCGGACCCAAGTAGCGAGCTATCTCAAGGAACGGCCCCAACAGGAGATCCTTATTCAGGAGATCCTTATTATAGAGGTGATATAAATTTGTTAGGTACAGATGATGGTAGATTAGCAGATGCAAGTCCTCAGAATGAAATACAACCAATGACAGCACCATCACAGGCTTCACTACGTCCACCTACATTACCTTTGTCTGAAGGCATAGATGTTACTCCTTTCAATAGATGGGCTCCCCCAGATAGAAGTGAAGACATTTTGGACGCACTAAGGGAGGCCATTTATGGTAATGAAATACGTCCTATGCTTCGTCCTTTTGATTACGAATATTTTCCATATAAGAATGAAAGCATAGATGATATTGTTAATTTTATAAAGAATGAGGAGGGTTTTCTTTCTTCACCTAGAAAGGATGGAAATGTTTTCAGGGGTGGTTTTGGAAGTGACACGACGACTTTAGCTGATGGCACGGTTGTTAGTGTAACACCTGATATGAAAATAACGGAAGCTGATGCTGACAGGGATATAGAGCGCAGGTTGTTGACCGAGTTTTTACCTGCGGTTGAAGGTGCTGTAGGTTCGGAGGCTTATTCAAATTTATCTTCTGGCGCGAGGGCTGCTTTAGCTAGTATAGCATATAATTATGGTGCGGGGTTTGCTAAAAAGGGTTATATGGCGGATGTCATATCTGCTGCTAGAGATAATGATGAATCTCGTTTAGCTTCTGCTGTTAGTAATTTAGGCAATCTTACCAGTGGCATTCATAATCCTAATCGTCGAAATCGTGAGGCTGATATTATAAGGAGTGGTTTGGTTAATGTTCGGCCGTGGGATATGCAAGATTCTTCTAGAACAATTCCTTTTCAAGGTGGCAATCAAGCTGGTAATAATGTTACGAATCTTTTAGATATTTTTAAAGATTTTGGTAGTAATTTTGGTCAGAATCTGAGGGAATTTACGGGTGCTGACGCATATGAGGGTATGAGTGATAAGGAACGTTTTAGGCGTAATTTAGAGTTAGCTGCTGGTCGTATTGGTTCTGATGATATGAACAGGGCTGATGAGATTAACCGTTTACTTAGCGGTGGTGGTAGTAAGCTTTTACAGGCGATGAGTTTTGGTTTATTGAATCCTGCGGCTGATATGAAGCGCAGGGCTACTAAGATGTTAGAATTGCTTGATAGTGGTGCTGAGATTATACGCATGGGGGATGAAGGTGGTGTATTAGGCATTATGGACCCTGAGACTAACAGGTTTTTGACTTTTGGCGGTACAGAGGGTCGTGATTCTGATATGAATGTTGTTAGGGATATTGGTGGTGATGATGACAGGCCAGTTGAGGTTTTGGAGAGGAATTACACGATTGGTTCTGATGGTGTAGTTGTTTGTAATGATGAGGGTTATGTTTATGATTCTGGGAAAAAGATGTGTGTTCCTGTTACTGAAGATCCTGATTTAGGCATGGCTACTGGTGGTTCTGTTGGTTTAAACAAGGTTGCTGATAATTTTTTAAGGGCTTTGGGAGGTATGCAATAGATGTTTTTTTACATTAGGTTTTTATGGGATAGGTTATTTTGTTTGCCTTTTAATTACGTCAGGTTTTTTTTTGTTAAGAAGAAAGACGATGAGATTATTATGCGTAAGGGGCCTGATTCTTTTCATATTGACAGGACTTCTTCATCTTCTGTTGTTGAGGGTTCTGTTTTGGAGCCGAAGCCTGTTAAGCCGAAATCGAAAGCGAAGTATAGGCGGAAGTCTAAATCGAAATCTGTTAGGAAATCTAAGAAATGATTACTCCTGTATATGGATGATTTTTAGGTGAATGATTTTGCAAATTTTACTAAATATTTAACGGATGATGAGTTAGCCAAGGTTGCTCCTATGTTGGAGCGATTACAAATTCTGGATGACAGAACTGAGAAGAGTGCTAATTTTTTAAGTTTTGTTAAGTATGTTTGGCCTAGTTTTATTGAGGGCCGTCACCATAAAATTTATGCAGAGAAGTTACAAGCGGTAGCTGATGGTAAGTTAAAGCGTTTGATTATAAATATGCCGCCTCGTCATACTAAGAGTGAATTTGCCAGTTATTTATTTCCTACTTGGTTAATGGGTCGTAATCCTACTCGTAAGATTATTCAGGCTACGCACACTGCGGAATTAGCTGTTGGTTTTGGTAGGAAGGTTAAGAATTTAATTGACAGTGAAGAGTTTAGGGATGTGTTTCCGAATGTAAAGCTTGCTTCTGATGCGAAGGCTAGTGGTCGTTGGAGTACAAATGCTGGTGGTGAATATTATGCTGTTGGTGTGGGCGGTGCGTTAGCTGGTCGTGGTGCGGATTTAGCTATAATTGATGATCCTGTATCTGAGCAGGATGCATTAAGTGTATCAGCTTTAGACAATATTTATGAGTGGTATACTTCTGGTCCGAGGCAGCGTTTACAGCCTGGGGGTTCTATAATTCTTGTTATGACTCGTTGGAGTATTAGGGATTTGACGGCAAAGGTTTTACAAAAGCAGAGTGAAGTTGGCGCAGATAAATGGGAGGTTGTGGAATTCCCGGCTATTATGCCTAGTGGTAAATCTTTATGGCCTGAATTTTGGTCATTAAAGGAGTTGGAGGGTGTTAAGGCTTCGATTCCTATAAGCAAGTGGAATGCTCAATATATGCAGAATCCCACTGCTGAAGAGGGTGCTATTATTAAGCGTGAGTGGTGGAATTTATGGCAAAAGGATTCTCCTCCTGTTTGCAGTTATGTTATTCAGTCTTATGACACTGCGTTTAGTAAGAGTGATCGTGCGGATTACAGTGCTATTACAACGTGGGGTATTTTTTATCACGAGGATACTGGAGAGGATCATATTATTTTGCTTGATGCTACCAGGGGCAGGTGGGAATTTCCTGAATTAAAGGAGCAAGCGAATAATTTATATCAGGAATTTGATCCTGATATGGTATTGATAGAGCAGAAGGGATCAGGTATGCCTTTAACGCAAGAATTGCGTAGGGCTGGTATTCCTGTTACGCCATTTACTCCTAGTCGTGGTGCTGATAAATTTACGAGAATGCATTCATGTGCGCCTGTTTTTGAGAGTGGTATGGTTTGGTGTCCTGAGACTAGTTTTGCGGAAGAGGTTGTTGAGGAGTGTGCTTCTTTTCCTAATGGTGAATATGATGACTTGGCAGATTCAATGACACAGGCTATACTGCGTTTTAGGCAGGGTGGTTTTATTACTACTGCGACTGATTATGATGATGAAGATGAATTTTTTTCTCGACGTAAAAGAGAATATTATTAGGAGTTAAATATGCCAGATGTAAAAGGTAAGAAATTTCCCTATACAGCGGAGGGGAAAAAAGCCGCTAAAAAAGCTATGGATTATGGGCATGGTGGTTCAGTAGAAATTGATGGTGTTTTAAAGGAGAATTATGTTGAGCCTCAAGAAGCTTCTATGAAGGGCGGAACTGGGCGTGGTTATGCTCGTGGCATGGGTGCGGCTTTACGGGGTGGTAAATTTACTATTACATAAGATGAGGAGCGAAGGTGTGATGAAATCCTCCCTGTTTTATTGCATTAGCATTAAGAGCGTTCTTCGCTCCACTATTTAAGAGGATTTGGTATGGCTATTGAGAGATCGGCAGGAGCGGGAGGAATAGAGGAGCAGATTATGCCTGTTGACGGTCAAGCGGCTGTTAATGTTTTAGAGCTTCCTCAAAATCCTAATGTTTTTGAATTTGATGATGGTTCAGCTATTGTTGGTGAATACACTGAAATAGAAGAGACTATTTCTATTCCGTTTGATGGTAATTTAGCTGAAGTTATTGATGAGATGGATCTTGGAAAAATTTCTTCTGAGCTTAGTGGTTCTATTCAGGATGATTTATCTTCTCGTAAGGATTGGGAAGATACTTATAAAACTGGGATAGAGTTTTTAGGCATGAAGTACGAAGACAGGGTTGAGCCTTTTGAGGGTTCTTCTGGTGTAATTCATCCTTTACTTGCTGAATCTGTAACACAATTTCAAGCACAGGCGTATCGTGAGATGCTTCCTGCTTCTGGTCCAGTTCGGACACAGGTTATTGGCGCACAGAATGAAACGATTGTTAAGCAGGCTGAACGTGTAAAAGATTATATGAATTACATGATAACCTATGAGATGGAGGAGTATGATCCTGAGATGGATCAGATGTTATTTTATCTTCCCATTGTTGGTTCTACGTTTAAAAAAGTTTATTTTGATCCTTTAAAAGGTCGTGCTGTTAGTCAATTTATTCATGCGGAAGATTTGGTTGTTCCTTATGGAGCTACAGATTTAGCGTCTTCGCCTAGAATTACGCATATTATAAAGATGGATTCTAATGAAGTTAAGAAGCTTCAAATTGCTGGTTTTTATAAAAACATAAATTTACCTCTTTCTGTAACTGATGCGGAATCTATAAATGAGGTTCAGGAATCTATTGATGAAATTCAGGGTGTTCATCCCGGTAATGCTTCTACTGAATTGACATTATATGAAGTTCATACTGTTTTAGACATTCCTAATTTTGAAGATATTGGTCCTGATGGGGAGCCTACAGGTTTAAAACTTCCTTATATTGTTACAATTTTGGAAGATACGAGTGAGATTTTATCTATTCGACGTAATTACGAGGAAGTTGATCCTTTTAAAAAACAGAAACATTATTTTATTCATTATAAATTTCTTCCTGGTTTAGGTTTTTATGGTTTAGGGTTAACGCATATGATTGGTGGTTTAGCGCAAGCTTCTACTTCAATTTTGCGTCAACTTATTGATGCTGGTACTTTATCGAATTTACCTGCTGGTTTTAAGGCTAGGGGTGCGCGGATTCGTGACGAAGATAATCCGATTCAGCCGGGTGAGTTTCGTGATATTGATGTTGCGGGAACAGATATTCGTACTTCTTTGATGCCATTACCATTTAAGGAGCCTTCTGCTACTTTATATAATTTGCTTGGTACGCTTGTTGATGCTGGTAGGCGTTTTGCTGCGATGGCTGATTTAAAAATTGGTGAGATGGGCGGCGAAACTCCTGTTGGTACAACAATGGCAATTATGGAGCGTGGTACAAAGGTAATGTCTGCGATTCATAAACGAATGCATTATTCTCAAAAGCTTGAGTTTAAATTACTTGCTGATGTGTTTTCAAAAACTATTGGAAGTTATCCTTATTTACCTTCTCAAGAATTTGGTCCTGAGATATTTATGCAGGATTTTGATGCTAGGATAGATGTATTACCTGTTAGTGATCCCAATATTTTTTCGATGGCGCAAAGAATTGCATTAGCACAAACAGAATTACAATTAGTTCAATCTAATCCACAAATTCATGGTGGACCTCAAGGTATGTATCAGGCGTATCGTAAGATGTACGAAGCATTGGGGGTAACAAATATTGATGGTATTTTACCGCCACCTCCTAAACCTATGCCTGTAAATGCTGCTAAAGAGAATCAGAATGCTTTACAAGGGGGTGTTTTGCAGGCTTTTCCGCAACAGGATCACAAAGCGCATATGGAAGCTCATTTATCTATTATGTCTACTCCTGTTGTTCAATCTAACATACAGGTTATGGGTATTTTACAAGGTCATATTCAAGAACACATTGGCCTTTTGGCCGAGCAACAGGCTATGCAGATGATTATGGAAAAAGCAGGTCCTGAAGTTCAACAAAATCCAGAAGCAATGCAGATGTTACAACCTGCCATTGAGAATCAAGCTGCTATTTTAATAGCAGATTTAACTGAAGAATACGCTCAAACGGTTGAGCCGCAAGGAGAGGGTCAAGATCCATTAGTTGCTATTAGACAGCAAGAATTGCAATTAAAAGCGGCTGATATGGAACGCAAATCTACAGAATTTGAATCTAAGCAAAATTTTGAAAGAGAACGTGAATTTAATGATTCACAAATAGATCAACAAAGAATGGATCTTCAGAGGGAAGCTTTAGATGATAAGACTAGAGTTGCCGAAGAGCGTATACAAACGCAGCGCGATATTGCTGCGTTAAGTGCTAAAATAAAGGGAGCTAAATAATGACTAGTAGTGTTCGCGCTAAAATGGCGCAAGTTAATAAGGAGAAGAAACGTGCCATTAGAGAAAGGGAAGAGCAAGAAAGTAATAAGCAACAACATCAAAAAGCTAATGTCGGAGGGGTATCCGCAAAAGCAAGCGGTGGCGATAGCAATGTCGCAAGCGAAAAAGAAAAAGTAAGGGCAAGAGATGATAAGGGTCATTTTGTAAAAGATGATCCGAATACTCCAGAAAACGAAGCCTGGGTAGAAAAACCTGTTGCAAAAAAGAAGAAAACATCTTCTAAAAAGAAAAAATAATATTATATGGGATAACCTCTTGTATTTCCCTGCGTTTAATATAAGTTCCTAGTTGGAGGGCCTTATGGACGCAATTACGTTTAGCATTCACCTTGATAAAAAAATATCTCAAAAGCGTGATGATTTGCTTGTTACCCTTGGCACGGGTAATATAGAAAATTTTGAAGATTATCGTTATATTGTGGGTCAACTTCGAGGTTTAAATTATATTGAGTCTGAAATAAAATCTGTTATGAAAAAGTTAGAGTTTGAGTAATGAATAAAAAATTATATGTACCAGAAAGGTATTCTAAAAAACCTGTTGACATGGAAAATTTACCTCAACCTGTAGAAAATGCCTTTAAAAATAAGGAAAAAAATAAAAATGAAAGCGATCCATCTAAAATGGAACCTTCTGCTTTAGAGAGATTGCCACAACCTACGGGGTATCGTATTTTAATTATTCCTTATTACCCTAGTGAAAAAACTAAAGGCGGTGTTTATGTTCCTGATCAAGTTAGAGATAGAGAAGCATTTGCTACTGTAGCTGCTTATGTTGTAAAGTTAGGACCTGATGCTTATAAGGATGAACAAAAATTTCTAAATGGCCCTTGGTGTTCTGAAAAACAATGGGTACTTATAGGAAGATATGCTGGAAACAGGTTTAAAGTGGAAAATTTAGAAGTTCGTATTATAAATGACGATAATATTATAGCAACAATCCTTGACCCCGAGGACATTTCTTATGTATAAGAAGAAAAAAAGAGGCTCATATGCAAATTGAAGCTGAAATTGAAGAAAAAGAAACTGAGAATATTTCTGTTGAAGTAGATGTAGAAGATGCATCTTCTGAAGTTGTGGAAAATAAATTAAATGACAAATCTCAAGCAAATGTTCAGGCGGAAGATTCTGAGGAGTTAGAACAATATAGTAAGGGTGTTCAAAAAAGAATACAAAAGCTTACTGCTCAAAGAAGACAAGCTGAAGAAGAGGCTCATGCCGCAGTTCAGTATATTCAGCAAGTTCAATCTGAAAATGAACAAATGAAAAAACGTCTTCAAACTATGGATACAGGTTATATGTCTGAGTTTGAGAGTCGAATTGCTAGTCAGGAGATTCAAGCTAAAAAAGCTTTAACAGAAGCGCATGAGGCCGGTGATTATGGTAAAGTTGCTGATGCTCAATCTGCTATTTCCCAAATAGCTATTGAAAAAGAGCGTTTGAGATTGCAAAAACAAAGAGCAGAACAAGCTCAACAACACTATCAAAATCAAGTTCAGCAACAAGCTCAACAACCACAAAGACAAGCTCCTCCTCCTAAAGATCCTAAATTAGAGTCTTGGATTTCTAAAAATCCGTGGTTTAATACAGATAATGAAATGACTAATGTGGCTCGTGCGATTCATCAGACAATTGTTTTTAAGGGTTATAACCCTGAATCTTCTCCTGATGAGTATTATGCGGAGATTGACAAAAGAATGAGGGAAGAATTTCCTGATAAGTTTCAGGGTGAAACTCGTAACGTCCAACGGGTTACTCCTGCTAACGGCAATGGCCGTTCTTTAAAGTCTGGACGGAAAAAATCAGTAGAACTAAACCCCGGACAAGTTGCTTTGGCGCAGAAGTTAAAAATACCTCTGGATAGATACGCTGCTGAAGTTGCAAAACTGGAAAGCGGGAGAAATTAACATGGCTAATCGAACGTCACGCGAAGTAGAAACGCGGGAAAGTCAAGAACGAAATATGGAATGGCGGCCTGGTTCAGCCTTGGAAGCTCCGACCCCTCCTATCGGATATAAACATCGTTGGATTCGTGAATCTGTGATGGATTTTGATGACAAAACAAACGTGCATAAGAAACGGCAAGAAGGTTGGGACCTCGTTCGCGCAGAGGAATACCCTGATTATACTGGACCTGTATTGGATGAAGGGCGAAACTCTGGCGTTATAGGCGTTGGTGGACTTGTATTGGCTCGTATTCCTATAGAGAAAATTAAATCGCGGAAAAAACATTATCAAAATGTAACTCAAAATCAAATGGAAGCAGTGGATCGTGATTGGATGCGTGAAAACAATTCCCTTATGCCGAAACTTGCTCCCCAACGTAAATCTTCCGTTTCCTTCGGTTCAAGAAGGACGGAAACTTCTGAAGGAGAATAAAGATGGCTAATCAAGATGCCTCTTTTGGTCTTCGTCCGATAAGAACAAGCGAAACTTCGCAAAGACAAAATCGTTATCGTATTGCTTCTGGTTATGGTACTGCAATTTATCAAGGAGACTTGGTAGCTGCTGTTACTGGTGGTGGTATTGAGCGAATTGCTGCTGGCGGCAGCGGTTTTGTTTTGGGTGTGTTTAATGGTTGTTTTTATACAGATCCTACGACGAAAAAACCAACATTTTCGAACGACTACCCCGGTAGTATTGCTGCTTCTGACATCATGGCTCATATTATTGATGATCCAGACGCAAATTTTGAAGTCCAGGCAGACGCTGCATTTCCTGTAGCTGATTTGTTTGGAAATTTTGACATTGTTGATCAATCCCCAGTGGGAGATACTACTTCTGGTACTTCTCGCTTGGAATTGGATGTCGGTACTGGTGCTACTACGGCTACTTTGCCGTTAAAAGCTATCGACATTTCTCAAGATCCTGAGAACAGCGATGTTTCATCGGCAAATACTAATGTAATTGTCAGAATAAATAACCACCTGTTTAGTGCTGGCACTACAGGTCTAGCTTAAAGAAAGGAGACTAAGTTATGGCTATTTCTCGTTCACAACTGGTCAAAGAGCTTGAGCCGGGCCTTAATGCTTTATTTGGGTTGGAATATGAGCGTTATGAAAATCAACATTCGGATATTTTTGAAACAGAATCATCTGATCGTGCTTTTGAAGAAGAAGTAATGTTGGTTGGATTTGGCAATGCTCCAACTAAAAGCGAAGGTGCTGGCGTTGAATTTGACAACGCTAATGAAGCATATACTGCTCGTTATACACACGAAACGGTTGCGCTTGCATTTGCACTAACTGAAGAAGCTGTTGAAGATAATTTGTATGACCGCCTTGGCGCACGTTATACAAAGGCTTTGGCACGTTCTATGGCTCATACAAAGCAAGTTAAGGCCGCTGCGGTTCTAAACAATGCTTTTGATTCAAATTTTGCTGGCGGCGATGGTAAGGAGCTATGTGCTACTGATCACCCATTGTCAGGCGGCGGAACATTTCGTAATGAGCCATCTGTTGCTGCTGATCTTAATGAAACATCATTAGAAAATGCTCTAATTGATGTTTCTACTTTTGTAGATGAGCGCAACATGATTATCGCTTTACGCGGCATGAAGTTGATTGTTCCACCACAACTGCAATTTGTTGCAGATCGTTTGATGGATTCAACTCTTCGTGTTGGTACTGCTGATAATGACGTTAATGCGATTAAGAATATGGGAATGATACCAGAAGGGTATGCAATTAACCATTTCTTAACTGATCCAGATGCATTTTTCTTAAAAACAGATGCTCCAAATGGATTTAAGCATTTTGAACGTTCTGCTCTTCGTACTAATATGGAAGCAGATTTTGACACAGGTAACATGAGATTTAAGGCTCGTGAGCGTTATAGCTTTGGGTTTTCAGATCCACGTTGCGTTTTTGGTTCCCCTGGAGCCTAAACTGTGTTATATTTATAAAGGATATTTTTTTCCCTCTTATAAATGCTCCATTCTAAAACTAAGAGGCGGCGAAAGTCGCCTCTTTCTTTTTGTAAAAATATCGTGTAGTCTTAATATATCCTGATAGCTGCATGGTGCGGCTAACACAGCCAAGACAGGAGAAACATATGGCTACTACGACTTTTCAAGGTGTCGTTCGTTCTTATGGTGGGGGCGGCAAAGGTGTTGTTACACCGGGTGTAATGACTCAATCAGTGCAAGTTTCTTGCGATCCGACAGTTTCTGCTGCTGCATCAGTAAGAATTGGCACTTCAGCTACCGCAGGTGAAACATTAACATTACCTGCTGGTGCAATTATTATTTCTGTAATGACAATGAATGCTTCTACAGGTGGAACTAACCCGACAATTGATATTGGGGGTACTCCTACTGGTGGTGCAAATGACCCAGATGGTATTTTTAATGAAGTTGATTGTGATGGAAAAGGGACCATTAAAGGAGCAGATGGGGCATTGTGTATTGCAGGAGGGCTTGCTGCCAATACGTTAGTTACGGCTATGAAAGGTTCATCTGCTGCAACAGGTGGTACTTGGACAGGTATTATTACCTATGCTATGGCTAATGATGGCGTAGAATCAACATAAGGAGGCTTACATGGCAGGTCCAGTACAAGCATTTAATTTTGCACAAGGAAGTTCTGCGGCTGTTGTTGGCCCCGCACGTTCACGCATTCGTCAGGTTGTAATATTTGCAGACGCGGCAGGAGCTTTTACAATTAAAGATGGAAGCGGTTCAGGTGATACGTTACTTACGCAAACCTTTCCAACAGGTTTGCATCACTTAAATATTCCAGACGATGGAATACTTGCTACAAGTGGTGCGTTTGTTAGTGCGTTTACAGGATCGAATAATGAATTGACAATTTTTCTTTCATAATAATGTAAGGGTTAATCGCCCTTACATTAACTTTTGAAAAGGTGTTGAATGTTAGATCGAAATGTAATTTTAACAGTGTGTGGTGCGCTTATAAGCGTAATAATAATTGTTGCGTATACATGGGCTAACTGGGTTACTGGTACACTTATTACAGTAGAAAAACGCACAGAAATTATGTCTGTAAAAATAGATTATATTTCAGATAGTTTAGATAAATTAAAAGGTGTAGATTATGGCTATCAGTCGAGCGCAGATGGCGAAAGAAATGCTTCCCTCAAATAATTATAAAAAACGTAATGTTCGTAGAAAATTAGAGAAAAATGAAACAATAGCTAATGGATGTGGTAAAATTATGTTAAATCGTCGTAAAATTACCAAAAAATCGTAGGGGTTATAATGGCAGTTTCTGGATCAACAGATTTTGAACTTGATGTAGCTGAATATATTGAGGAAGCGTTTGAGCGTTGTGGTTTAGAAGCTAGAACAGGTTATGATTTAAAGACAGCAAAAAGGTCTATGAATATTTTATTTGCTGATTGGGCTAATCGTGGTTTAAATCAATGGACAATAAAACAAAGAACTGTTTCTTTAGTAAAATCTGATGGTGAATATGAATTATTGACTGATGTAATTGATGTTTTAGCTATAGTTGTAAGACGTAGTAATACAGATTATTCGATTAGTCGTATTAGTCGTGATGAATATTTAGCTATTCCTACTAAAACAACTGAAGGTCGTACAACTCAATTTTTTTTAGATAGGCAAATTACTCCAAATTTAAAAATTTGGCCTCTTCCTGAAAATAGTACAGATGTTTTAGTTTATGATTGTTTAACTCGTATTGATGATGCGGATGCTTATGTAAATACAATGGATATGCCATTTAGGTTTTATCCTGCATTAGCTGCTGGATTAGCTTATTATATATCTTTAAAACGTGCGCCAGAAAGAACTCAATTACTTAAATCTGTTTATGAAGAAGAAATGCGTAGAGCTATTGATGAAGATAGGGATCGTGCTTCTGTTCAAATTACACCAAGTTTAAGGAATTATAGAATTGTCTAAATACGCTTCAGCAAAATGGGCTTATGGAATATCAGATCGTTCTGGATTTAGGTATCGTTTAAGAAATATGCGTAAAGAGTGGAATGGTTTGCTTGTTGGAAAAGATGAATGGGAAGCAAAACAACCACAACTTGATCCAATAAGAGTTCCCCCCGATCCGCAAGCTATAAAAAATGCTAGACCAGAACAAAACTTAACAGAACAAAGAAATATACAATGGGGGTATGATCCTGTAGGTGGGGGTACTGATAATGATTTTAGTCCTCCTAATAATTTAGTAGCTACAGGGTCTGTAGGAACGGTTACGGTGAGTACAACATGAGCTTTACATACGCACAGTTAAAAACTGCTTTACAAGATTATACACAAAATACAGAAACGTCTTTTGTAACTAATATTCCTGTATTTATTAGATTAGCGGAAGAACGTATTTTAAAAAATGTACAACTGAGTTTTTTTAGAAAAAATGTAACAGCGTCAGCCACACAAAATAATAAATATCTTGCTATGCCTTTAGATTATTTAGCCCCGTATTCTTTAAGTTTAATGGGTACAGATAATGATAAATTTTTTGTTGAATTTAAAGAAGTAAATTTTATTCAAACTTATACTCCAGATTCTTCTACAACTGGTTCTCCAAAGTATTACGCTGTTTTTGATATAAGTAATTTTATTTTAGCTCCTACTCCTAATGCGGCTTTTACAACAGAACTTCATTATTTTTATCGACCTACAAGTTTAACCGCAGGCGCAGATGGCGGAACTACCTGGCTAAGTAAAAATGCAGAACTCACTTTGTTGTATGGAGCTTTAGTAGAAGCGTATGTATACATGAAAGGTGAGCAAGATATGATGGCTATGTATAATACTCGTTTTCAGGAATCTTTGGTTTCTTTAAAAATGTTTGGAGAATCTAAAGAAAATACTGATCAATATCGTACAGGGCAAGTAATAAGG